TCATTGAGGCACCTGTAATGTTCTGAGGTGAGCATATCACCTCTGTTCAGGTGGCCAAATTCAGTAAACCACTTCACTTCTTCCGTAAAAGTACTAACGACAAATCGCCTTTTACTGATGGTATATCGTATGACTACTTCTATCCAAGCGAACAAGAAGCTACTTACAGCCGTGATTCAGAAGGGTACATAGTTATCGATCAAAGTGCAGAGGCACAAAGTACTTTAGAACAACAGGCTGTATGGTTCAGGATTTCGAAGGACTCTAAAGTACGTACTCAATATGGCGGGGTAGACAGTGCCGGTAATCCGTTACGTGCCCGTATCAGATTGATACTCTCACAGCAGAAGATAGATAAAGATCCATCAGCACGTGAGTACCAGTACGATTTACCACAGAGTACCAGTACTGCTGTACAGACGTATGATGTTCCTCTTAGCTCTCTGACACCTGTAACTGACCTTAACGGCAAAGAGTACTTCATGGCTGATCTGCGTAGCGTCTATACCTATGGGGAGCCAGACGTAAGTACTTCGATGATGACGGACTACAACATACTTGGTTCCCGTCAGGGTTCAGTGAACCACACGGTATTCACATCAGACAGTGCAGGTATGGGTATCGGTTTCTGGTTACTGGATGCAGGTACATCAGTACTGAACAGCATTACGTACAAAGCTACCAGACAGGTAGAGATCGGCATTGAAGATGATAATGGTTGGCGTTGGCAGTGGACATTGCAGCCTACCAGTACTTACGTTACGCAAAATCTTTTCTCAAGCCAGTTAGTACTAAGAGACTATCAGCCTAACCATGCTGATACTGAAGTAAGGCCGTCCACGCCGGTATACTCAGTACTGAAAGAGTTCTCGATTACGCCTGTAGACAACGCTGAAACTCACTTCTACTGGTATTGCCTGAATGATGTACCGCCAACGTTCTCACTGGATGATGGCTACACCATGAAGTACAGCGTGACGATTTCTGGTCAAGCTGCACATACTGCCAAATTAGGTGATTGTACGATACTTGATTACAAGCAAAATAATTTAGCATTCACGCCTGGTGTTATACCGTTCAGCAATATTTCTGTTCCAGACAATATTCAGTTCGATGGATGGCGGGGATCACCCTATCCGGGGTACATGCATCCGTTCATCTATACCCATGATCGAGTACCCAATGAATGGACTACTCACCTGAATAATATGATCGATTTTTTATGGTCATCTCAACAAAGTTATTACAACAACTTTGGGGAGTTAGGGCCTGGTATGAGTGCGTACATCTGGAACCGTTGGGACAACCTTAAGTACGGTAAGCCTGATACCTGGACTATGTACCATTGGGGTGATGGCCATGCATGGGCAGGTTATCAGCCTCGTGCATATGCATCTGCTGCACGTGCCTGGTATGAGTTGGTGATCCAAAACAAGCCAGTACCAGTAAAATTGCAGCAGTACGTAGAGAATTGGGCTACGTGGTTAGCTCAGAAGTTCAAGGAACATGGCTGTACGCCTACTGACTGGAACACGGATGGTAGTAGCGTGTTCGACACCACGGACTTCACAGGACATATGTCAGGTTTATGGTTAGCTGGCTCATGCTTTGCAGTACTTGCAGGATCGACGCTATCAGTACTACCTGAGTTCATTGAAGACGTGGTAGGGGAACTGGAACGTAACTTCATCAATACCGGAATACCTGGACATATTATGAATGGCTCATGGAGTCCTGCTGTACGCCTCGATACCGGCAATGGTGTAGAGAACAATGGGATGTTCTTTGGCTTCTGGAGTGGTGAAATCTTGAGAGGTTTGGGTATGTACTTACTCTATAAGCAGATGAAGCCAAAACAGGATATGTACAAAACAATAAGAAAATAACAATGTAAGTACTGGCATTAATTTGCCAGTACTTTCAAGAGATGGATCTCAAAAATAATAACAAGGAGCATTAAAAGATGCCTTTAGATAATAGTAACTATATCTCGGAGATGAATACTAACAACCCTGTAGGTTCCGTAGATACTGTTTCAATGGTCGATGATTTCTTGCGTGAAATAAAAAAGACCATGAAGCAATCATTTCCCAACATCAATAAACAAACAACCATTACCTCAGATGAGCTTAATAATCTAAAAACATATTTGAAGCGTAATGGTACTGCATGGGATATGCAGAATAGCCCGCTCATTAATGTACAGGCTTCTGAAAACAGTACTGCTGTACAGCCGCGTTCTTACAATGATGGCCGATACTTACTCAAAGTTAATAACCTCGGTGACATAGGGAACAGGAACGTAGCACTACAAAACCTAATGTCAGGGCTGGATGCTGGGGCTGGCGGTTGGGCACAGATGCGTACCAACGTCACAAACATGATGTATCCGGTAGGTTCGATCTACATGAACTACTCGCGTGGTAACAATCCTCGTGATTTCTTTGGGGAAGGTACATGGGCTGCATACTCACAAGGTCGAGTACTGATCGGTGTAGGCCAAACTTCTGATACTCGTGGCGAAGTTCGTAACTATGGGGCAGGTTCATCAGGTGGTGAGTACCAACACGTACTGACTGAAGCAGAGATGCCAAGTCACCAACATGCTACGGGTGGTATTGCAGCTTATGGTGGTAATACAGGCGGTGGTTCTAACCACGTAGGCCAGGGTTCTAACGAAATCAACTACAACACAAGGTATACAGACTGGCGTGGTGGTAATGCCGCACATAACAACATGCAACCGTTCGTTGCAGTATACATTTGGGTACGTACTGGTTAATTAAAATCGCCCACTTATGGAGAAGAACGGGGATACAACATCCCCGTTTCTATTAGGAGAATAATAAATGACACAAGTAGTCATAAAAGGACTGTCTCAGTATGGAGTAATTACTGATGTTCCACCATTTGAAACGCCTGCTAATGCATGGACAGAAGTACGTAATTGTTCTTTTGAAAATGGCGGCTTAAGTAAGTCAGGAACACGTGAATCAGTAATGATTCCCTCAACTGATCAAGTTAATAAAATATATCCAAAGAACGGCAACATCTTTTACAGTACTCACGACAAAATTATTCGTGCTACTGGTGTAGCAAATATTGATGTTTCGCGTAACACAGGTGATTACCTGACTTCAGATGAATGGTTCTGTACTGAATTATCAAACGTAATTATTTTCACCAATGAATCTAACGTACCTCAGATGTTTAAACCCACATCTAACCGATTCGAAGATCTAACAGCATGGGGTACTGAAAATGGAAGTACTGTTAACTGGCGTACCAGTAAGTTACGTGCGTTTAAAAACTTTTTAATCGCAATTGGCATGTTAGAGGATGGTGTTGACTATACACAGCGTATCCGCTGGTCAGACATAGCACTACCAAACGAAGCACCGCCATCATGGGACGCCACCAGTACTAAAGGCTCAGCAGGGTTCAATGACCTCTCAGAAGCACGAGGTAAGCTGATTGATGGTTTACCTATGGGTGAGTACTTCATTCTGTACACCTCACAAGAAGTCTTCCTGGTAACTTACGTGGGCGGTAATGATATTTTCACGTTCCGTAAGATCTTCGATAACCTTTCAATACTGGCTCCAGAATGTGTTGCTCAGGTGAAAGGCGGTCACTTCTTAGTTACAACGTCCGATATAGTGATCCATAACGGCAGTACATGGGAGTCCATCATTGAGAACAAGATTAAACGCGATCTGTTCGAAACAATGTCAGCAGGGGAAACGGCGAACGTTAAAGTACAGGCATATCCGGCGAAGCAAGAGGTATGGGTACTGTATCCCTCATCGAAAGGGGCAGCACTGGATAGAGCGGCTATCTACTCGCTTAACAGCAATACATGGACTTATCGTGAACTACCAAACGTAACCACTATCAGTTACGGCATTCTTCCTACTGACAATGATCGCTTAATCGATTTGCAGACAATGCTAATGGACGATGATCCAACAACATTCAATGGCGTAGGTCAGGACTTCGTAAGAGGTTCCTTATTCGTAAATACTAAAGAACTGGATTGGTGGGCGGTAGACGAGGGTTCAAGTGGTTCTGTTAACTTACCTTCCATCGCTATCAAACAGAACATCGATTTTGACGATTACGGCTTAGAAGCAACGAGCCACAAAATGGTGAAGGGCATTTATCCGCAGATCTCCGGTACTGGCACTGTCTTCATTTCAGTTGGCGTTGCAGAGAACCCATATGATGCTCCAGCCTGGAGTGAGTCAGTAGAGTTTGAGGTAGGCGTAGATAGAAAGGCAGATTTCAGGGTATCAGGAAGGTACATCTCTATCCGCTTTGAAGCATTCAGTAAAGAGTACTGGACGTTAACCAGCTATGGAATAGACGTAACACCAAGAGGGAAAAGGTAATGGCGAACAAAAAAAGCGTATATGTACCAGCACCTACTATTGGTTCTCTGTTCGACGTTGAGAGAGAACTACGCCGTATTCAGGAAGGCTTTACAAGCGTAGGCGAACACATAGCTACAGAAAAAACATTTGATGCACCAACTAAAGATGTTGAATTACAGATTCGATATGCAGACGGGGTTACATGGAATCCCCGTGGTTTAGGTGCAGGACTCTATATATTCGTAGATGGGGTTTGGAGGAAATTTACACTAACATAAAACAAGGAACTTTTATGGGGAAAAATCATAATAACAAGCCAACATCCTCAGTGGATATGAAAGGACTAATTGAAGTGCTTAATGTTGATAGTTTCAGGGATGTTTCTCAACTTTTTTACCAGACGGGAATTTTCGACAACTTAGTACATGATGATTGTACTGAAGAAGATATAATGACTCACCTTAATGAACATGAAGGTTTATTTCAGATTAGCATTGGCGGTGAATTTGGTGGTGTTTTTACAGTTGATGATTTAGGTACTATTTGTGGCATTAAGACCTGTGAAGTACATGCATACATAATTCCTTATATGCGTCGTTACAGTACTCAATTTCTAAAAGCCTTTGCTACGTTTATCTTTGAGATCTCTTCATTTGATACAATCGTCACCTCAGTACCTGATCATACAAAGTATGTTGTGAAAGTACTTAAGCGAATAGGTTTTAAAGAAGTAAACTGGAGTCTTACACAATATAAAAAAGACGGTAAAGATATAGGGATGACTTATCTGTACCTTAAAAAATAATTCAAGGAGGAATAAAGATGGGATCTCTATTCAAATCTGGTTCTCAAACTACTACACAAAAATCATCATCAGAACCCTGGAAGCCAGCACAAAGTAACCTCAAAGATATTTTAGGTGATGTTAGTGATTGGTATAACCAGGCTCAAAAAACAGGATACATTTCACCTACTGGTGATCTGTCTTCAATCTATAGCCAGTACTTACAAGGTTTAAACGGTGTAATTTCTGATGCAACGAATACTACTAACAGTTTGCTTGGTCAGGGTAACAGTGCTGCACAGTCTGCATTATCTGGCTATCAGAATGCTGCAAATGGTGGACTTGGTTACAGTACTGGCGATATAGCAAATGCCGCATCGAGTCTCTATAACAACGATTTAGTACAAAATCAGATCGACGCTGCTAACCGTCAGATTGATAACACCCTCAATGAGCAAACCTTTACCGGCATTGATCGTAATGCGGTCGCTGGCGGTAATGCGGGTTCTTCTCGTGCTGGGGTAGCTCAGGCTATTGCTGCACGTGATGCTGCACAGATGAAAGCAGATAACGCGAATACCATAACCGGTAACGCATACAACAACGCGATCAATACCGCAGCTAATACCCTAAGCAATAACTCTAACATGCAGTTAGCAGGGCTTGCAGGCACTGCCAGTACTGGTAATCAGTTGTACTCACAGGGTAGTAATTACGCTACTTCAGTACTGAATGGTCTGTCTCCACAGCTACAGAGTTCTCAGCTATCTGCACTCATTCAACAACAACAACAGACTGATGCTACTGGTAATCGTGACTATCTGGCTAACCTAATTTCTCAGTACTACTTACCTGTATCTGGCTCTATTGCTGGCTTAGGCGGTACTACCTCTGGTTCCAGTACTCAACCTGGCGGTTCTTCACTGTTCAACTCATTACTATCTGGCGGGGCGGCTGCTTCACAAATCTATCAGGGTTTCTCTGATAAACGCCTGAAGAAAAATATCAGGAAAGTAGGTACTGAAGCTGGTCACAACGTCTATGAATGGGAATGGACTAAACGCGGGAAAGAACTTGCCGGTAATCAGCCAGCACGAGGTGTTATTGCACAGGAAGTACTTAAGAAGAAACCTGAAGCTGTCAGTACAGATCCGAATACAGGATTTCTAATTGTCGATTACAGCAAACTTTAAGAAGGATACTACACATGGGAAACTTCTTAGGGGAAATTGGTAAACGGGTAGGGGATCTTGTATCTCATCCAGTGAAAATCAGTAAAGACTTAGTTACCGATCCGTCTAAGGGCTGGGACGAACTTACTGATTTGTATACTCATAATGAGCATAAAGATCAGGATCTATTTCAAAAAGGTTTTGGGATAAAAGGTTGGGTAGGTGATCACCCCCAAGAAACAGCAGCGGCTGTAGTGGCTTCTATATTTGGAGGATGGGCGGCAGCCGGTGCAGCATCAACGGGAGCCGGTACTGGTAGTGCTGCTGGGTTAGGTTCAGCAGGATCAGGTATGACGGGTTTTGGTGCTGGCGTATCTGCTACGCCATTCTCAGGTGCAGCGGGAGCGAGTGGTATCGGTGCAGGTTCAGTATCAGCAACTCCGTTTTCTGCTGCTGGCAGTTCCCTTGCTTATGCACCTTCTTCCAGCTCAGTACTGGCAGGTACAGGTTCACAGGGTATCGCAGGAGGTGCAGGTACATCAGCCCTCAGCTATGCACCTACTCAAAGTATCGTACTCGGTGGTACAGGTTCTGGTATTGCACCAGATTTTAGTGCTGGTCTTGGTTCATCCGGGAGTTCTGGTATTAATCCGCAGCTTATCCAGCAAGGTATAAGCAGACTTCAGCAAAGCCAAAAACAAAACCAGCAACAGCAAGCACCACAAATTACATTACATACAAAGAGTGGCAGTTTTAATTATCAGCCACCTACCAGTACTGCATATTCTCAGGCACAACAATTACTAAACCAGGCCTTGGGAACAAATCAGTTCAGTACTAACCCATTTCGGAGATAATAAAATATGGCTTCATTATTTGATAATTGGCTACGTCAAAATCCTGAAAGTACTCCAGAGGATCAACAACAAGCACTAAGCGTATTTAATAATATTGGTAACTCAGTTAATAATGATTACGATGTAAATGCACAAAGTGTTTTACCTCAAACTACTTCAACGGATGAACAGCCTCAGAGTACTAATAGTTCTGGCGGTTTTCTGGATAATCTTGCAAACCTATTCAGCAATCCAGCCTTCTTACAATCTGCATCAGCATTTGGTAGTTCACTTGCCGGTGATCAGGGTGGTTTTGAGCGTGGTATGAATGCATACGCTCAGACGATGGATGAGCGTAGACAAGAGATCAGCAGAACTCAGCAGCAGAAGCTGGCAAGACAACAACAGCTTGAAGACAGACAAGCAGAACAGGCATGGAATGATAAGGCTGCATACCGTGATTCTCTATATCGCCAGTACACACCAGACAGCGTACAGCAGTATCAAAGTACTGGTGATGCTTCAGTACTCAAACAACAAGAGCTAACCCCGTGGCAGCAGGCACAGGTACAGTTAGGTACTCAGCGTATTGATAACCAACGTTCTATAGCTGATCAACGAGTCACAGAACAAACTGCTGCACGTCTACAACGTCTGGCACAAGGTAACGTAACGCCTGACAGTACTGAATATGCACCTAAGAAGGACAGTACAGGTATATGGCAAGTACCAAACTTCAATAGCAAAGGTCAGTTCACTGGTTACAAGCCAGCAGGCCCAGAAATGCAAAAGCAACTGGATGCCAAAGAAGTAAGTGGTTTACCAAGTGCATCAGAAACACAGATGAGCGGTGATATTAAAGAACTTCAGGATGCTATCAAAGCAGGCAATGTTGATACCTTTACCGGTCAGGTAGCAGGCCGCTCAGATACTGTAGCCGACTGGAACAGTTCATTACGTGGTTCTGATGCAGAACGTGAGGCATATAAAGCAGCACAACGTATAGACGGTAATATGTTAACTGGTGGTGTTGCTAATGCTAAAGCAATGGGAGCGTCGGGTATTAATACCAAAGCCGAAGCGGATATGTACTTTAAAGCTATGCCGCGTCTCGATAAAACCTCTCCTGAAGCACTACAGAACTCACTGGAAAAGATTCAGGCATATACAACACAGTTCAACGCAACTAAGCGTGGTCAACCTGTGAGTACTGCACCTGCTAAATCCAGTTCTTCAAGTACTAATTTCGGTGCGAAGTACGGCTATTAATCATCCTGAAAAGGCGGTTAATAGCCGCCTAAAAATAATTTTAATAATAAGGTGAATATATGGCTAAGTCATGGTCAGAAATTAAAAACAGTCAGGAATTCCAGAGTGAAACTCCTGAAACACAACGTGCAATTGCAGAAGATTATTTTAATAAAGTAATTCGCCCACAGGTTGAACAGAATGGTGATGATTTAAGTACTGTCTACCATGACTTTACTTCAAATGCATTACATACCTCTGATACTGCCAGTACTGTTGATAGTCAGTTAGTTAACGCTCAAAACGCTTTACACCAGGCGGCGGCGGATGGCTCATTAGGTGCACCAGAAGGTGCGGATAACCGCTCTCTATTTCAAAAGTTTACTGATCGTAATGCTGCAATTTTAGAAGGTGCAGGAAGTTTTGATTACGCTGGTCAGTACAAAGATCTCAAAAGCAAGAATCGTAACCCTGATGAAGAAGAACTGTTCCAGACTCGTAAGAAACAAATTGAAGAGTACTTACCACAAGCTCAGGCGTTGAAGGCACAAAGTCCTGATCAGTACCCAATGGATGAAGTTGATCTGGCGGGTAGTCTGGCGATGGGTAAAGATGCAAAGGATCTTGCAGAGTACTCAACCCTTGCTGCAACACTACCGGTCACGGGCGGTACATCACTACTGGCACGTTTAGGTATTGGTGCTGCACTAACCGCTGGCAGTACTTTAGCAGGTCAGGCAGCAGATGCAGCGGTAAGTGATAAGACTACTGGCGATGCTTTTAATGGCCGTGAACTGGCTACCAGTGCAGGCTTTGGTGCTTTAGGCGGTGCTGCTGCACCTTATCTTGTGAAAGGTGTAACTGCATTGGGTTCTGGTATTGGTAACAAACTGGCTGATTTAGGGATAGATATGCCTGCACTCGGTATCACTAAAGACGCAGCTATGTTACGCAGATACGGCGATAAAACGAATCCAGATACAGTACAGAACATTACTCAAAGCAACATTGCAGATCCTGTAGCACGTACTGAAGCACAGAAGGCGTTTACTGCTGCAACTACTGATGATGCTGGTAACTCTCTACTTGTACCATCTCAGGTCTTTAATAATACAGGTAGTATATATATCACGGCAGAACGTAGAGCACTGAACAAGGATGATAGTATCTGGTCGCAACGCAATGCTGCTACTGATACGGGCGATGCGATCAAAGGTGCAATTGATGATGTGAATGTAAGCCCAACAACATTACAAAATGCAGGGGTTGCGTTAGGTAACGATTTCCATAAAGAGGCTTCCAAACTCTATAACGCAAGAGCAAATGAAGCACAGCAACTACTTGATCAGGCCCAAGTTAGTCAACTTAAAATGACTCGTACAAAACAAGTAGCTCAGAACTTTTTGGAGCATGACGAAAGATTGGGTACTGGATACTTGAGTCCTGAAGTACGTAGAACTCTTGAGAATTTTAATAAAGCAGACCTGCATAGTATTGAAGACCTGGATAAATGGAAACGTAACCTTACCAACAAAGCTAACATAGCGTTCAGAAGTGGCGATTATGAAAGTCGAGATGCTATCCGTAATGTTCAAGAGGCATTAAAACAAGAAGCCGATGCAACAATCAGTAGTATCAATCCTACTGCTGGTAGTTTATATCGTGAAGCCGATGAGTACTACGGTGATGGCGTAAACTCTATAGGTAAAAAGTCAGTACTTAGCAAAATTGCCAACGATCCTAATGAACAGGCTGCTGAAAACAAACTGTTTAACCCAACATCTGGTGAGTTTAATACTAACAATGTTAAGGATTCAGTACTTGGACGCATAGCAACTAATGATACTCCAGTAGTAAGTAGCAATGCGGTTAAATTAGGGCAGGGTTTAAGTACTGCTGTACGTAACCGTGCAATAGATAAAGCTGAAACATCTGGTCAAATGAACTTTGGTACTCTTGCAAAATTACTGCGTAATTCTGATGTACAAAGTAGTGCCTCAGATGAACTTATTGCCGCTGGTAGTAAAGTACCGAATGCTCCTATTCAGCAATCAATCAATAGTGCACTTTCTGACGCTGCTGATATTACTAAGCTACGTGCAAAACCTAAAGATCCGGGCAACACTTTTTGGTACGGCAACTTAGGCGGCGGTATCGGTTGGGCGTCAGGTATACTTGGGAGTCTCGTCGGTGGCGGCGGCGGCTATCTTGTTGGGCATCTTGCAGGAGCAGGAGCCAGAAAAGCGATCACTGAAGGCGTAGTAGATGGCTTACGCGGTACTAACCGCAAAGCGAGCCAGTACATTGATTGGCTAACCAAGCCTGATAACGCTGCAAAAGTACAAGAATCGTTAGCACTCAAAAGCTATCTGAAAAGTAGTAAGGGCAAGAACATGACTGATGTACTTGCAGAGAAAGAGATGCAACGGCTACAGGCTTTACGTACTACTCAAACTACTACACCAGGCAGTAATGCAACTCAGGCTGACATTGATACCTATAACCAAGCAGTACAGTACTGGAACTCTCTATCTCAAAAGGATATGGAAGATCTTGCACGTAAAAACGTACCTATGATTCAGAGAGTGATTGACGGCAGTATAGAAGCAGCAGAAGCATTAGGCCGTACTGCAAGTACTATTGATACTTCGTCTAAAAAACCCGTAAGCCAGCCTCAATCAGTATCTGAACCTGTTCAAGTACCTCAGTCTGTAGAAGTACCTCAAGCTGAAGCACAGAAAAGTACTGCACCTGAAATCAGCTTACGTAATGAGGCGTTGTACAACGGTATCGTACATGCAGAAACAGGTGGGCTTAAAGATCCGTGGGTACGTACCAATCAACCGGATAGTACTGTAGGCGGTACAAGTACTGCCTATGGCCCAGCACAGATTACCGGTAGTTTGATGGAAGATATGGTTTCACGTTACTCGCAGTACTTCACCAGTGAAGAACTTGAGTATGCAAACAACTTTATCGATCAAGCTAAAGTAATGGCTGCACGTCCTGATGATCCTACTTTCGGGTATGGTAAGAAAGGGGTTATGGGCAGTACTCCACAATTCAGAAAAACATATAACTCAATCGCCAAAAAGATCGTTGAAATATTAGATTCGGAAAATGGCGGCGATTATAACAAACTTGTCCAACGATGGAGAGGATTAGACGATCCGGCATATAGTGCAAAACTAAGTGACGGTGTTAATTCTTATCTTGATTCAATAGACAATAACAATAAATTACAGGGGTAATGATTACCCCTCAAAAGGGGGCAGGGATGCTACCAGATAAAGAAGTAATCAAAGCAATTACCGTGTACGGTTCATGTATAACTGATCAGCTAACTCACCAAGGGATAACGGCTGCAATCACAAGTGCTCAAATTTCGAACCTAGCTTTTTTTGGTGTAACGTTAGGTGGATGGGTAACAATTATACTTGCAGTAGGAGCACTGTTATTGTTCATAATGAATTTAATCAAATTCATTCAATTCTCATACGGCTTGTATAAAAAAATCAAAGAACATTATAAGAATAAGAAAGGGGGATGATAGCCCTCCATTTCAACCTCTTTTTAGTGCTAATTCATTAAATATATCAGGAAGAGAATATATTACCTCTCTTTCTGATTTTTATTTCAACACTTAAAGAGGTTTCTATGAAGTATATTTTATTCGCAGCAGTTGTTTTTGTCGGTTCTCTACTTATCGCTACTAAAAGCACTGATAACGACGAACCTAAGAAGATTAGTTATATCCAGTGTGTAGTAGTGGACGGAAAGATACATGATTGTACTGATATAACGGACTTCAAGATATTAAAAACGGAGTCTATAGATGGACATAAGGAACACAATTAAGGGATTAAGTGCCGGTGTACTTTTACTTTTTGGTACGAGCGTAGTAACTTTCGAAGGATTACCAACAATGAATCCAAATGGCAACTATTCGCCGTATAAAGATCCTGTTGGTATCACAACTCTCTGTTATGGCTATGTACCACAAATGACTGAAGCCATACAGGAAGAATATACAAAGAAAGAATGTGATGTACTGCTTGATAAGACACTTTATAAGTACACAGTAGTACTGAACAATCTGCCAGTAATGCCAGTTTCAACAACTGTAGGTTTTCTGGATTTTGCTTATAACGCAGGTATAAACGCAGCGAATAACAGTACAGTGAAAAAGAGGCTCGCAGAAGGTAACTATGTACAGGCAAGTAAAGCAGTACTGCAATGGCGTTATGTCTCACAGAAGAAGCCAGATTATACTAAGGGACGATGGGAACATAGGAATGGTAAGTACTACTATGATTGCTCCCAGTACCATCAGGGTAAGCCTAATAAACTCTGCTACGGCCTCTATGCAAGGCGTTTAATGGAGAGTGAACTACTTGCCGGTACTATGACTAACAAAGAAGAGATACAAAGCTGCATACACAAATTCGGCAAATAGAAGAGGGGATACCATGTGGTATCCCCTGTTTTTATCTTGTAAGAAGGAAGAACAGGATGCTTGCTGAAATTGCTATCCAGATTACTAGCAATGCTATCCACAGAATGGTTTTTACGATGTTTAATTTTTTGTAAAGGCTAGATTTATTACTCTTTTTATCTTGTTCGTTTTGAATGCTCATAATTTCTATGTCCCATTGAGAAATATGTGCCGCAACAGTTTTTGTTTCCCTTTTTGTTTTTTGGTCGATGCGGATTATTATTGCAATTACAAAAAAGGAATATACACCAAGAGGAATTAATAAAGCAACAAGGTTAGAAGGTTTTGCAAATGCAATGTAAATTCCTTCTGCAAGAAGAAGCCACGCTGCCAAGAAAAAGTAGTAAACTGAGTGATTAAGTGATGATATCGAGTAACGTACTTTTTCAGTGTTAATTAAAGTAGCATATAGCCTGCCAGAAAATAATGGTTCTAACATATTGACATGGTATTCCCAATTTTCTTTCCAGTATTCACCACTCTTTAAAATCCTCGATGAAATAATAGTTATGAACACACCAATTGCAGCAATAACTCCCACTATAATTAAAAGTGATTTATCCTCTGCTGCGGGAGGGCTGGCCCTATAATAGGCGGCTAATAATACGCCACAGACAGCAATTAACGCTGAAATTAATGTCCATACATAGGTAGTCCTTTTCCAGTAAAGCTCTATTTCAAATTTTCTAATATCGTGTGCTTTATCATATGATTCTTTGAGTTTCTCATAATCCCCATTAGTGAGATATGATTTATCGTTGTTCAGCAGCTTTTTCAAATATAAATTTGCAGAAGTTTCTTTAAAGTACTCTTGAGCATAACTGTCTTCGTAAGGATCATTATAACTTTTAGATTTACTACTCTTGGGAAAAGTAAATTCTTGATTCATAATGGTACTAGTCCTTTGTAGCCACAGAAGTATAGGTTTGATACTAGCTTTAAAGAGATGACAAATCTAGTGCATAGTGTAAAATTACTTATGTGTTGCCCAGTTAACCCATGCGGGGAGAGTGTTCTGCAAGCCTCTTCGGGCAACACCTACTTCCTTCTATTCTTCAACCTCTATAATATTGCATCAATTATAGCTTGGTTAAATTCTGCTTTATTAGCTTTTATTGATTCAATAAATTCACTATTATCAAAATCTATGGCAAATTCAATTTCTTCGTTTCCTTTGATTGATATGATTGTAGCTGTAGTTCGATATTGTTTATGACTAACATCTTTTATATAACGCAATTGATCTTGAAATGTTTGATCTTTGACTTCATTGGAAAGGTCGAAATGAAATTCTTTTACTGTATTTGGGTCAATAGTAACTGGAAAATTATAAATTGAAGGAGTTGCACTTTGTCTAAATTTTGTAAAGCCGAATTGCTTAATAATGGTTTTTGTGTCGAAACCTTTTACTTGAATGGGATAATCATTGAAGTTGTTTACTTGAAAAGTGAGCACCAGCCCTAAGATATGGAATTTGTCATATCGACCATATGAAGCGAGTCTATAATGTGCTCTAGTGGTAAGCACTTCGATAGTTTTAGATTTTGAATTCAAGTTGAGTTCATGCTCTTTAACCCAAGCTTTATAACCAGAAATGAAAATAGCAATGAAGGCTCCAGTAATCAGGATGGGCCGATAATAAGCTTTAAATGAATCAAGGTATTCAGTAAAATTTGCTGCAAATAATATTGCACACACAAAAAGAAAAGCACCAACTATCGACTGGATTTTTCCAAAGAGTTCAAAGATATCATTAAACCCAGAAAGTAATGCTTTGAGGTATGTTTTTAAGTACATAAACCAAATCCATTTAAGAAAGTTAGAAGGGCGAGTTGTCTAAGTCTTCAAACATAATACTACGCGTATCCCGTACTGAATACGTACTTGTACCGTGCTCCTGTACGATTCTAAAAGCATCATCAATGTACATCGGCGTGTTTATTATGAACTCAACGTGGTGTGAATAGACAAAAACAATCCAGTAAAAACAAGGTGTTGTGTAGCTTTCGAACAGGCCATAACTACCGCTAAGCTCAGGTTTGTAATAGGTGAACACGTCCTCTTTCTGGCAGTATACGATAGTTTTCCCGCTCATTTCGATGATAGCCATTATACCCGCCCCTCAAATTCTTATACTGTTCATGTATACAGTATTGCTAAGTCTGCACAGATGGACAAGCAAGAACTGCTAAAAGGAAAAAAATGATAAATATCAATCACTTAATTATCGATAGTAACAACTAAAAATGATCAATAATTGATATCTTAACAAAAAAAGAGATAACAAAAATGATCAAAACCTTCTTCGCAGAGCCAGTAATGAGCACTGAAGGAAAGCTTTTAGGGGTGGAATTACTAACAAGGTTTCATCAGGCAGATGTACTTGTACTGGACAGTAAGTACTACATACTTTCCATGCCGATTGAGCAGAAGCGGCAACTACTGATACAGCAACTAACAGAGGTTCAGATCGCCGCGTCATGGTTCAGGGATTATGGTTTGTTTTGCTCTCTCAACGTAGATAGGCTGATGTATGGGGCGTTCAAGGTTATCTGTATCGCTCAGTACTTTTCTCAAAAGTGCAGACTTTGATTTAACTATCAAGAATAGTAGTGGAAAACCTAAATGGAAAAGTGTATTAATTTCGGTCTTCCACACACACAGCCTTCAACTTCATGAAATTTATAACAAAATTAGGATTAATCGCAGTACTGTCTTCAACTTGTCATTTTGCAAATGCGTTATCGTTAAAAGGGTATCTTGATGCTACAAAAGATACTGCTCCTAAAGAACACAAAGTGCTTGCAGATATATACCTTGAAGGTGTAGTACAGAGTTTGATAGAGAGTAATGCTGTAGTTCGGATGCAGTTAGGAAAGGATCTTTTTTGCATTCCAAATCATACTGAATTTGGAACAGATAAATTAGATGCAGCCATAAGAAAATATCTTGGCCCTAATCCACTTCCCGAAAATTTATATGATGTTGGTCTTCCAACGGCAGGGCTTATAAGCTTAGAAAAATTTTATCCTTGCAAATAAGAAAAAGCCACCCTATAGGGTGGCTTTACTAATCTATTTAATTTAAATCGCAGTCGATGATAATGATGTCTTCTATTGAAGGCTTCCCTTTATTGGTTGACTCCACAACGCTTCCTTCCCAAAATGAAACAAGAAAAAATAAATCACCGTCTTTTTCGGATCTGGAAAAAGACTTGTCCCCGCTAAAAGCATGTTTTCCATTAAAGTTACTAAAATGTAAAACTCTTTTATCAAGAGTAACTTGTACTTCTTCTTGGATAATTTTAACTTTAGAAGTGAACTTTATTCTTGGATGACCATTAACACTAACTTCTCCACAGTTAAATGTGCTGGCATAACTAACTGTGCTGAATATAAGCAATAATAAAGACAGTATCCCTTTCATCGAATCCCTTCTATTACAATAAAAAATTGAACGTTAAATGTTACATCAAGATCTCTTTGAAAAAAAAGCCATCATTAAGGATGGCCTTTTGTTTCAGATTATCGCTATTGGCTTAAAGTACTAACTGTTCTGGACGGCAATCATAGAGTTTTGCAAGCCGTTCACGAGTCTTCTTCTGTGGCTTACTCTCTGCACGTTCTAATTGAGAGATAGCACTCTGAGTAGTACCTAACTTCTCAGCAACATCATATTGACTCAAGCCACGATGGATACGCCAGGCGGCTTGTAAACTCACGTCCTGTTCAACCATGATGTTTACTACGGCACCAGGTACTGTTTCATCATCATCTGGGCCAGCTTCAATAGGGATACTCTCCCATTCGCTTTCGGCGTCTGAGAGAAGCTTTTCGTACTCTGCTACAGGAAGTACCACAAATTGTGGTTTACCTGCTTCATCATAAATGTACTGTTTTGACATAGTTTATCCGGGTATCTATGCGGTTAATGTCATGGAGCATAATCGGCGGGTTGCCCCGCCTTGTATCAGTAAGTCTTCGATGTTCTGCGTGTCACTTCTTCGATCCTTAGTACTACCGGCTCACCATCTATCAATTCAAAGATTACCCTGTAGTCACCAACACGTAACCGGTAATGGTTATCGGTATCTTGTAACTTCTTTATGTCCAAAGTCACAAGAGGGAAGGTTACTAACTGCTTAGTCTTCTCGTTAATGGCTTTCCGGTAGCGGCTATCGATCTTAGACAGGTGCTTCAGTGCACGCTTAGACCAAACCACTTCAACCATTATGCCCCCAAATTTTAAAGAACATATCCTGCTTGGGATGATTAGATAATATGATCAATATCTAATCATTACAAGATTTTTTTCTTATTATCTAATTGTTGACAAACAAGCACTCAAGATTTGAGGAGCTTGGGCAGTTAGGGTTAAGTGATCTGAGTAATTGATTGAAAGTAATGTGGTATTTGTAGAAAGGAAGTACTTAAAATTATAGGTGTAAAGTACAGGGAATTTTTATGCCGTACATCACCCACTGCGCTGTCATCAGGATTCCTCGTCTGAAAATGAGGCGGTCAGTTTAACACAGAGAGCCGGGGTGCTAAGCGGTGGGAAGAGAAAACCAGGGAAATAAGCGGAATAAAATCATTAGGATTTGTCTTAGTAACCGCTTTCATTTTAGAGGTGATTGTCACGATGTTTATCATGAGGCTGTTAAGAATTATCTTAGTGCGTATCCAGACCAGCTGGTCCGAATGTTTTCCCTCTTTCTTTCACGTTTATAGTAAGTTGCTGAAATGTGCGTCAGCTAGCAGAACGAAAAACTACAGTAATTAATCGATTCTGCCGATAGTGGAAAGTGGTGTAACCGTATTCACATGGCGAAAATTTATGCGTAAAATCGTCAGCACAATAAGAGAGGGTTTATATGATTGACGCTGAAATGGGGAACTGGAAAGAATTCATCGCGGCGATGTTACGCAACAAGTAACGCGCGGCGGAAAAGGCAGGAAATATCCCCCTTGCTCTGATTCCGACCACACATAGCAATAAGGCAGCCACTTCGGTGGCTGCCTTTACTTTTTTCACTCAGTCATGCGGCTTCGCCTTTAACGGGAAGCGTCGGCGCACCAGCACGAAGAACAGCGGCACAAAAAAGATCGCCAGCAGCGTGGCGGAGATCATGCCGCCCATGACGCCGGTGCCGACCGCGTGCTGGCTGCCGGAACCGGCGCCGGCGCTGATGGCCATCGGCAGCACGCCGAAGATAAAGGCCAGCGAGGTCATCAGGATCGGGCGCAGACGCTGACGCGACGCGGAGAGCGTGGCCCCGACCAGTTCGCCGCCTTTGCTGTTGATCTCGTTGGCAAACTCCACAATCAGTATGGCGTTCTTCGCCGACAGGCCTACCACCGTCAGCAGCCCCACCTGGAAGTAGACGTCGTTCTCCAGCCCGCGCAGCCAGGTGGCCACCAGCGCGCCCACCACGCCGAGCGGCACCACCAGCATCACCGAGAAGGGAATCGACCAGCTCTCATAGAGCGCCGCCAGGCAGAGAAACACTACCAGCAGCGAAATGGCATAGAGCGCCGGCGCCTGCGAGCCGGACAGCCGCTCCTGATAAGAGGCGCCGGTCCACTGGAAGCCAACGCCGAGCGGCAGCTGCGCGACCAGGCGCTCCATGGCGTCCATCGCCGCGCCGCTGCTGACGCCCTGCGCCGCCTCGCCAACGATCTCGATCGACGAGTAGCCGTTATAGCGCTCCAGGCGCGGCGAGCCGGTCTCCCAGCGGCTGGTGGCGAAGGCAGAGAAGGGCACCATGCCGCCGCTACTGTTGCGCACGTACCACTTATTGATGTCGTCCGGCAGCATGCGGAAGGCCGGCGCGGCCTGCACGTAAACTTTTTTCACGCGTCCGCGGTCGAGGAAGTCGTTAACGTAGGTCGATCCCCACGCGGTAGTGAGGGTATCGTTGATCGTGTCGATCGAGACGCCCAGCGCCTGCGCTTTGCGCTGATCGACATCGATCTGCAGCTGCGGGCTGTCGTCCAGGCCGTTGTGGCGCACGCGCGACAGCGCCGGATCCGCCTCCGCCATCTCCAGCAGCTTATCGCGCATCGCCATCAGCGAGGCGTGGCCGATACCGGCGTGATCCTGCAGCTCCAGATCAAAACCAGAGGAGCTGCCCATGCCGGTAATCGCTGGCGGGCTGCTGGCGATAACGCGTCCCTCTTTGATGTCGCGGAACGCTTTGGTGGCGCGTTCGATAATGGCGAAAGAGGTGCGATCCGCGCCGGGGCGCGCCTCCCAGTCTTTCAGCCGTACGAACAGGCGCGCCACGTTCTGACCGTTGCCGCCCGGTCCCGATCCGATAGTGGAGAACACCGACAGCACGTTCTCTTTCTCCTGGGTCATATAGTAGCGCTCAACCTTCGCCACCACGTCGGAGGTTTGCTGCAGCGTCGCGCCCGGCGGCAGCTGCACCTGCGTCAGAAAGACGCCGCGATCTTCAAGCGGCAGAAACGAGGTGGGCAGACGGATAAACAGAAACGCCATCAGGCCGATAATCGCGAAGTAGAGCAGCAGCCAGCGGCCGCCTTTGCGCAAAATGCGCGCGACGCCGCGCTCGTAGCGGTCGGCGTTGCGGTTGAAGTGGCGGTTGAACCAGCCGAAAAAGCCGCGGCGGCCGTGATGTTCTCCCTGCGCCAGCGGCTTCAGCAGCGTGGCGCACAGGGCGGGCGTCAGGATCATCGCCACCAGCACCGACAGCACCATCGCCGATACGATGGTAATGGAGAACTGACGGTAGATCGCGCCGACCGTGCCGCCGAAAAAGGCCATCGGCACGAAAACCGCCGACAGCACCAGCGCGATCCCCACCAGCGCGCCCTGAATTTGCCCCATCGACTTACGCGTCGCCGCGCGCGGCGAGAGGCCTTCTTCGCTCATAATCCGCTCGACGTTCTCCACCACGACGATGGCGTCGTCCACCAGCAGGCCGATAGCAAGCACCATGGCGAACATGGTAAGGGTATTGATGCTGAAACCGCAGGCGTAGAGCACGGAAAAGGTGCCGAGCAGCACCACCGGCACGGCGATAGTCGGGATCAGGGTGGCGCGAAAATTCTGCATAAACAGATACATCACGCCGAACACCAGCACGATCGCTTCCAGCAGCGTTTTCACCACGTCGGTAATCGAGGCTTTGACGAAGGACGTGGTTTCATAGGCAATTTTGGCTTCCAGCCCGTGCGGGAAAAAGTGCGACAGCTCTTCCACGCGCTGACGCACCAGCTTATCGGTGTTCATCTCGTTGGCGCCGGAGGCGAGCTTGATGCCCAGGCCCGACGCCGGCTGGCCGTTATAGCGGCTCAGATAATCATATTTCTCCGCGCCCAGCGCCACCTGCGCCACGTCGCTCAGCGTCACCACCGAGCCGTCGGGATTGGTCTTCAGGGTAATGGCCTTGAACTGTTCCGGCGTCTGCAGCAGCGACTGCGCGTTGACCGTTGCGTTCAGCGCCTGCTTGTCCACCGCGGGCAGGCCGCCGACCTGACCGACGGCGACCTGCGCGTTTTGCGCCTCGATGGCGCTGACCACGTCGTCAGTGGTCAGCGAGTAGGCGATAAGCCTGGCGGGATCGAGCCAGATACGCATCGCATACTGCGAGCCATAGGCGTCGACCTGGCCGACGCCGTCGATGCGGCTCAGGGGATCCTGAATATTACTGGCGACATAGTCTGCAATATCCTGTTTATCCATACTGCCGTCGGTGGAGACGAAAGCGATCATCAGGATATTGCTGTCGCCGGTTTTATTGACCGTCACGCCCTGCGACTGCACCGCCTGCGGCAGCTTGCGCAGCGCCGACTGCAGCTGGTTCTGCACCTGCTGGCGCGCTTCGTCGGGGTTGGTGCCGGCCGAGAAGGTGAGGGTGATCTGCGCCTGGCCGGTATTGCTGCTGTTGGACGACATATACATCAGATTGTCGATACCGGTCATGTTCTGCTCGATAACCTGAGTAACGGTATTTTCCAGGGTTTCGGCCGAGGCGCCCGGATAGTTGGCGGTGATGCGCACGTTCGGCGGCGCCAGGTCGGGATATTGCTCAATGGGCAGGGAAATAATCGCCAGCGTGCCGCACAGGCTGATTAAAATCGCCAGCACCCAGGCAAAAACGGGGCGGTCGATGAAAAAATTCGACATCGAATCGACACTCCTCAGCAGCGTTTCGCTTTTATTATCTGAATGCGGCCCGCGCTTTGCGCGGGTCGTGCGGGCAGGGAAAAGTCACTTTTTCGCTGAAACTTACTCTACGTGCTGCAAATTAGGAAATCGTGGAGAAATTGTGGAGAAAGTGTAAAACCCCCGTCAGGTCAGCTATGGCGGTTTTCCAGCCACATGATGGTTGCGGCGACGCGCGAGCGCACGTCGAGTTTTTTCAGCAGATTGCGGATATGCACTTTTACCGTCTCTTCTGAAATGTGCAGCGCGGCGGCGATCTCTTTATTCGACAGGCCGCGCGCTACCTCCTGCAGCACGTCCCGTTCGCGTTCGGTGAGCTGGCGAAACGGACTGGCGCTGTGCTGGCGCGTAGCGAGATAATCGCGCACCGCGTCGCTGAATATTTTTTCGCCGCTTGCCGCCTGCAGGATCTGACCGGGCAGCAGTTCCGGATCGCTGTCTTTGAGCAGATAGCCGTCCGCGCCGGCATCGACCATCGCGTCGATATCGCTGCGCGCATCCGACACGGTAAAGATCAAAATGCGCGAACTGATCCCTTCATGGCGCAGCGCCTTCAACGTATCAAGTCCCGACATGCCTTTCATATTGAGATCGAGCAGAATGATATCTGGCGCCAGGCGGCGGGCCTCGGCCAGCGCTTCGGTGCCGTTGTTCGCTTCGGCAATGACTTCCAGCCGAGGCTCCAGCGCCAGCAGTTGGCGAATACCGCGGCGCATTAGCGGGTGGTCGTCCACAATCATGACCGTCAGCGTAGGTTGTTGCATATTGACTCCCGGCGAAAACGCAAAAAGCGCGTCTGAAAAAGTGAAAAAGGGGCGTTGCGCGTCAACGCGATGGTATTACGTCAGCGGCGTGTCGGGCCGCGGCGGAAAACGCAGCGCGACCTGCGTGCCGCGCGCCTGCGCCTGAATCTTCAGCTCGCCCGCCAGCCG